GCAGCACGGCGTCCAGATGGGGATATAACAGGCAGACGAAGCCGGCCATGCGCAGCATGGTGGAGGTATTGTGCAACAGGCCGGAGCGCTCGGCATGGTGTAGCTTGGACGCGGCGGGATAGTAATCCAGGGCCTCGCCGCACTGCTCCAGGCGGCGCAGTACCAGCTGGCGCAGCTGGGGATCGGCGATGGCCTCCACGCGTTCATAGATCTCCGCGCGCATCTTCTCCGGGCTTTCCGGTGCGCAGGGGGCCAGCTGGTCCATATCGTACACGTCGTTTTCGGTGGCGGGGCGCATCTTGTCCACGCGCAGCTGGGGTCGGCCGTTGTACTCCTGCATCACGCCGCGGATGCGCATCACCTGGCCCACCTCGGGCGCGGGCGTGAGCCCGTCCCACATCTTGGCGTTGACCTCGCCGGTGATGTCGCACAGGGTCATGTCCAGATATTTGCTGCCGTTGGAGCTGGTCTTTTGCGCGCCGGCGCGGGTGAGCAGAAAGCCGTCAAAGACCTGGCCCTTGATCATCTCCGCCAGCTGAGGCTGCTGTTTCATGGTTCATATCCTCCTGAAGGGTAGCTTATGCAGATATGATAAACTGTCGGGGCGGCGCTTGTCAAGCCACTTGCGCGGGCCGGCATTTGCGTTTATAATGGATATATATCTGAAGCGGAGGTGATTGGCCATGCCCGAAACAGAATTCAGTCTGCGCAGGCTGGGTCTGCATCTGCGCAAATGGATCGGCCTGTATCTGGCCGCCACGCTGGCGCTGTGCTTTCTCAATCACCTCATCTTCACGGTGACCCGGCCCCGGATCAGCGACGACGCCCTGCTGAAGGTCATGCTGCTGAACGTGGAGCCCCGCCTCTCCGACGAGGCCTATGCACAGCTGACCATGGCGCTGCTGCCGGAAATTCAGACGGCTGCGCCCAAAATCGAAGCTCTGGATTTTGAACAGCTGCGCCCGGCCGCCGCCGGGGACGAACAGGGCATGATGCTGCTGAACGTCAAGCTCATCTCCGGCTACGGCGATCTGTTTCTCACCGATGCCCAGGGCCTTGCCCTGCTGGCGGAACGGCAGGCGCTGGCGGATCTGGAGGGCATCGGGATCGAGGGCTGGGAACCGCTTTTCTTCACCGATGAAAGCGGGCAGCGCTATGCGGGCGGCCTGCGCACAAGCAACTGCAGCCTGACCGGCGGGGAAGCTTGTCTGGCGATCTTCGTCAACGGCACGGACCCGGACAGCGCCCGCGTCGCGCTGCCGATCCTCGCGGACGCATTAAAGGAGTGATTGCATGAAGCAAACGGTTTACAACAAGAAGCTCAGCGGTTTCCAGGGCTTCCTGGTGGTGCTGGCGCTGGTAGCGGTGCTGGTGCTGCTGAACTATCTGGTCATCGACGGACTGGCGCTGCTGGTGGGCTACACGGCCGCATCCGTGGGCTTCTGGGTGCTGGGCATACTCATCGGCCTGTGGGTATTCCATACCTATGTGGAGGCCTTCGAATATGAGCTGGGCGAGGACGTATTGCGCCTGAGCCGCGCCTACGGCAAGCGCACCCGCCACATCGAGGACATCTATCTGAACCAGCTGATCTTCATCGGCACGGTAGAAGAGGCCGAGGCCAAGAATCCCCGGACCCACCGGGTGCACGCCTTCCACAAAAAGGCTCCTCTGCCCGTGACCGCCGTGGTCTACCAGTGCTCGACGGGTAAGCGCATGGCGCTGGTGCAGCTCAACGAAGAACTGCGCGCCGCGCTGATCAGATGCATGAAAGAAAAATAAAGCATATGCAAAACCCAACCGAAAATTATCGGTTGGGTTTTGTTTTGCCCGGCGGGCTCAGGCCGCATCGCCGCCTTCCAGCCCACGGCGCAGGCGCTCCACCGCCGCGTAACCGCCGTTGGCCGCAAGGGACACCAGCGCCGCATTGAACAGGGCGAGCACGGCGGCGGAAAGCTGAAAGCCATCGCCGCCGAAGATCTGGGCCAGCAGCAGCGTGGTCAGCGCCAGCAGATAGCTCCACAGCTGGGTTGGCAGGCGGCGAAGGCCGGGGATGTTCTTGGTGAGCTGGGTCAGCACCGCCACGGCCAGGACCGCGCCCGCATAGCTGCTCAGCTTGTTCCAGTCGAAAAATTCCAAGGGATTCCACCTCATTTCATAAGATATCCTGCGGCGGCGCCCAGGGCGGCCAGCACGATGTATTTGATGATCTCGAACCCGATTTTCTTCCATCTTTCGGCGGGTTCTTTTTCAATCTGCGCCACCCGGCCGGCCACGGAGCGGACGCTGTCGGCCACGCCGTCGATCTTGCTGTTGATGGATTCGATGGCGTCGGCCTGGCGCTGGAGGGTGATGAGGATGTCGTTCTGACGGCGGCCGGTCTCCTCCAGCTCATCTAGCCTTCGTCGGAAGGAGCGGTGCTCGGTGCGGTTTTCCGCCATGCCCTCCGAGAGCTGGGTGAGCTGCGCCTGCATGTTCAGGCAATGCTGGTCCATTCCGCCGCCTCGCACATTTTAGGGCTGATCCAGCCGGTGCAGCCGTTGATCCGCACGCAGCGCCAGCCGTTGTCCGCCACCGCCGTGCAGCAGAGCACAAGGCCCCTGCGCGCCGGGGTGATCACGCCGTATTCCATGCCCGGGCCCGAGCGCACCCAGGCCGACACCGTCGCCGTGACCCGCACCGCCGAGGGCGCGGCAATGCCCTCCGCCACCGCATCCAGCGCAGATCGGGTCGCCTCGCCGAACACGCCGTCGGGCTCCAGACCCAGCTTCGCCTGCAGCTTTTTGAGCGCAGCCTCGGTTTCGCTGCCGAAATCGCCGTCCGCGCCGTACTTCGGAAGCCCACAGCCCAGGGCCAGCAGCTGCTTCTGCAGGGCCAACACCGCCGCGCCTCTGTCACCTCTGCGCAGCACGGTCTGACCCGCGTGCTCCGCCCTCGCGCCGTTGGAGAGCACGATCACGGTGTGTCCCTTGGTACAGGTCACCAGTATGCCGCCGCGCTCCAGATAATCGCTTCGCCGGGTGTATTTATCCGCGGTGCGGATTTCAAAGAGGCCGGTGGCTGCCAGCTTATCCGCCAGGGTCGCCGTATAAAAATCGGGCACGGTGCGGTCCATGCCCATCCGCAGCCAGGCATACTGCACGCAGACGCGCACCAGGCGCGCACAGTCGGTCTCCACGGGCGCGTCGATTTTCTCCAGATCAAAGCCGTTTTTCTGCATCAGCTGCCAGAGGCTCTGGTTCTGGCGCTGATCGTAGCCCACGTTGGGGCTGGCGCAGATTTTCTCCGCCGCATAAGCGATGTGCTCGGCCATGCCCGGCACCAGGCAGAACAGATAGACCCAGCCCTTGCCGTGGCGATACCAGTCCTGGGTGCTCAGCTCGCGCCCGGTCTGGTCGCCGGCCTTGCCGCCGCTGAGCTTGCCGCGCTCGTCCGAGCGTGCCGAGCCGATTTTAACCGCCATGTATTCAACTCCTTCCCTGCCCCGCCGCAGCGCTGCGGCGGGGCCTTGCTTACTGCCGGGCTAGGCCCGGGTGTATTCCGTAATGATGCAGTAGTCCTTCACACCGGTGATGCCGCTGCCCACGGAGAGATAGACGTCCTTGCCCGAAAGCAGTGTGCCGATCTGATAGGCCGCGCCGGAGTGATAGCCGGCATTGATAGGTCGCCAGATGGCCATATCCCGGGCGTAGACCATGCCGTACATGCGCAGCAGGGTATCCGGCTCGGCCTCCAGCGCGCCCGCCAGCGCGCGGTTGCCCACAACGCTCAGGCTGCCGGTGATCACGCTGCGCCAGACGGGTTTGCCGTCGATCCAGCTTCCGCCGGTGGCCGCATCGCCCGCCGCATAATTGGTAACGCCCTCGATGCCCGCATAGAACCAGGCGGGATAGTGGCTCTCCAGCTTGGGCTGATCGTCCGTGGCGGTGGAAAAGCCGCCGAAGCACGCGCCGCCCTTCGCCCTGCCGGAGAGATGCAGATTGGCAAAGGCTGCGGGCAGGCTCGCCCGGGCTTCCGTCTGCTCGTAGCCGTCGCTGAGCAGCAGGGAGAAGTTCCAGGCCCGATCCGCCGCGAAGCTGCCAGGCAGCATTTCGCCATCGTCATAGATGCCGGAAAAGGCGTCGCCCGCCCGGGCGCTCCAGTCGGCTTCCGCGTCGCCGGACAAATGCAGACTGAAGCCGGGGGCGTAATTGCCGCCCTGAGTGGAGATGCGCAGGCTGGTCAGCACGGAAAGCCCGTCGTCCGCCGGTTGTCCGTCCACGGCGCGCTCCAGGGAAAACAGCTCGATCTTCGGCTGCAGCCAGCGGTTGAGCAGGGTGGCTGAAATCGCCGGGCTGAGGGTCAGGTCGCTGCCGCTGCCGTCGCTGTAGGTGATCAGCAGCTCCGGCTGCAGTGCGCGCTGGTCCAGCACGCTGTCGTAAAAGGGATCGATGCTCTCCCGCTGCACGGTGAAGGTCTCCGTCAGACGATGCACGCTGCCGTCCGCCGGGATGGTTTCTTCGGCGGTCAGCGCGTTGCAGAGCCGGAAGCGAATCTGAATCGGTTCGGCATTCTCCACCGAATGCTCATCGTTGATGTACAGGTCCGCGCGCAGGGCGGAAACATTGCTGTCGGGCAGCAGATCCAGGGTCAGGGTCAGCGCATCCCCATGGGAAAACACGCTGCTGCTGAGGGCAGCGCTTTGTATCGTCAATGCCATGATTACACCTCCTGCAGAGTCTTGAACAGCATGCCGCCGTCGGACGCGCCGCGCAGCTGGGTCCGGCCGAACTGCACATAGTTGGCGCCGAAGCGGGAATATTGCCGTCCGTTGAGGGCCACGCTGACGGCCGCATCATCGATGCAAACCTCGCCGTTTGCGCCGCGCTTGCCCACGTGCAATCCGTCGTCGTCCAGGCGCACATAGCGGCCGATCTCACCGGTCACGCCGTCGGCAATGGACTGCTGGATGTAGGTATTGGAGCTGATGTCGGCGGTGTTCAGCGCAGTGATGAAGGCTGCGCGAGCAAAGAGCTGATCCACGTCAATCCGCGCCGCATCGATCTCGTTCAGCAGCGCGTAGCTGGCCAGCAGATTGGCCGTGTTCAGCTTGTCCGCCGTAATCTCCGTCTCAAGAATCATGCCGCCGTCGCCGGTCTGGCCCGTTGCCAGCTCCTCCGGCGCGGGGCTGACGGGTTCGGCACTGACGCGGCCTTCGCCGTCCACCTTCAGCCGGTAATAGCTGCCATCGCCCGCGCGGATGCACAGGCTGCCCACGGACGCGGAGATCATCTGGGCACAGCTGACCCGCAGATTCTCCACAAACACATCCTCCGCCGTGCCGAAGCGCAGGTTCAGTGCCTCCGAGATCAGATGCGCCACCGTCGCCCGATCAAAGCGAGCCGATCCGGCGGTGATCACCGCAAAGGCGGCGAAGGCTGCCGCCAGCTCATCGGTCTGAATATCGTCTGCGGTGAGCTGCTTCAGCCGGGCCGCCACGGCGCTGACGGCTCCTGCGTCCACAGCACCGACCGCCAGCTTTTCCGCGGTGACCGCGCCTGCGGACAGCTTGTTGGCCGTCACGCTGCCCACGCTGAGCAGCGCGCCGTTGATGGCGCCGGTGAGGGCCGCCGCATTGAGCCCGCCCTCCGGGGTCAGCGCCCGGCGCAGGCCGGAGTCCGCCTGCCGGGGCAGCGAACAGCCACACGCGGCCTGAAAGCACCCCTCAAAGCGCAAGGTCTGGCGGGACAGTATACCCGTGAAGGCGCGGCCATGGGTATCCGTCAGGCGCACCCGGTCGCCGATGCGCAGCTCGGGATCGCCGCGCCAGCTGAATTCGGCATTTTCGGTGTAATAGCCCGCCACCTGCGCCAGCATGCCCCGGGCCAGCTCGTCCAGATGGGCCGCATCCTGGCGGAACAGGGGATTGTCCGCCACGCTGAGCACGTGCAGCGCGGTCTGATCCGCATCGGCACAGTACAGCCGCTCGGCGGCGTCCTCGCCCACGGGGCTGAGCCGGAGCGCGTCCACCGGCCCGTAAAATCCGTCGCCGCGCTCCAGGCGCAGGTAGCAGTCAGGGTCCAGGGCGTATTCCGCCACGGGACGCACAGGCCGGAGCTGCAGGCTGCCGCCGCGGTCGATGCAGACGTAGCAGCCCGCCGCCGCCGCGATCATGCCCATGGCGCTGCGCAGGGAGGCCCCCTGCCAGTCGGGCCTTGAATCGACGACGGCCGCTCCGTTGGGCACGCTGCCGCTCCAATTGTAGCGGGTCTGGCCGATCAGCTCCGTCCACAGCCGGGACAGGCTGACGGGGTATTCCAGTTCATCCACGAAGGGCTCCTGCAGCTCGGAACCGATGCTGTCCGCGCAGGAAAGCCGGAGTCTTGCCTCGCTCTCCAGACAGAGGGCGCTCTCGATCTGAAACACGCCCAGATCCCGCCAGAGGGTATTGCCTTCGCCGTCGGACGCGCCCAGCCGGAGCATCAGCGTGGCTCCGGTGAGGATCTGTCCGCCCAGCATGCTGCCGCCGGGGAGCCACTGACCCTGATCATTGACCAGATCCAGCGTACAGCTTGCACAGAGCACCGCGCCGGGAGTAAGCGCGCCGTCCGCGCCCTCCTCGATGGTCAGCGCGGCGATCTCGCCGCCGGTCAGCGGCAGGCTCAGGCCGCTACCGAAGCTTATGCTACCCGCCAGCTGCACATCGCGCAGCTCCGAGCGCATCAAATCTCTCCATTCTGCCAGCGCAATCACCTCTCAATCCAGTTCATTTCCACGTCCGTCCACACCGGTCGACCACCCTCCATGCGCAGCACGCCCACGGCCCTGTCGCCGCAGTAGCAGGTCATGGCGCGCATGCCGCCGGTCTGGGGATCGGGGTATTCGGCGGTGAAGAACACCTGGGCATTCACCGCCGCCAGCAGCGCCTGCAGCTGGTCCGGCTCAAGATGTGCCCAGCGCAGCTCCAGCTTGCGCTTGGTGCCCACCCGATCGATGACCACGTTGCCCGAGGCATTGCGGTCCGCCGTGGAGGATACGTCAAAGATGTTGATTTTCATGGCGGCGGGCGTGGGCATCGCTGCGCCGTTCACCATAAGTACTGCCATAGCTTCTCTCCCTCCTTAAATATCCAGCATCAGCCGTCCGGCGGCGCGGGTCACCCGGTTGATGCCCCGGATGCTGGCCTCGCCCAGCTTCATGCCGTCCACGTTCAGCGGAATGACGATGCTGGCGCTGCCCAGGGCCTCGTCCACCGCCGCGCGAACCATGCCGCCGAGACCATTGCCGCTCAGCTCCGGCACGGACCCATTCAGCGCGTTTACGGCGCTGCCTGCCAGCGCGCCTGCGCCCAGCGGCAGCTGATCCATACGGTTCTTTGTATCGCTGAGGCGGCCAAGATCGCGGAGGAACATTTCTGCATACGCCATCAGGTGGTGGCCGAAGGTGATCGGCTGCGCACGCTGCAGATGGGTATAGCCCGGCATAACGTCGCTCTTATGCTTCAGTGCCTGGTTGCACAGCACGGTGATCAGCTCACGAAGCTGTGCAGAAAGGCCGTCGCACTCTTTTTTCAGATACAGGCGAACGTCTGTTGCAACCTGGTCGTTGCGGCTTCTTGCGGTGTGCAGTCTCTTACCGGAAACGCCGATGCGCTGTGTCAGCTCGCCTTCTACAAATGTGTGGACATCTTCCGCATTTGGGTCG